CATCGGCACCAGTGGGACCAGTAACACCATCAGAACCATCGGCACCAGTGGGACCAGTGGGACCAGTGTTACCAATAGGTCCAATTGAACCATCAGCACCAGTGTTACCAGTGACACCTTGAATGCCTTGGGCCCCAGTGTTACCAGTTGTTCCTTGAATGCCCTGAATGCCTTGATCACCTTGGGCCCCAGTATTACCAGTTGTTCCTTGAATGCCTTGATCACCTTGAGATCCAGTGGGACCAGTAACACCATCAGAACCATCAGAACCAGTGGGACCAGTAACACCATCAGAACCATCAGAACCAGTGGGACCAGTAACACCATCAGAACCATCAGAACCAGTGGGACCAGTAACACCATCAGAACCATCAGAACCAGTGGGACCAGTAACACCATCAGAACCATCAGAACCATCAGCACCAGTGGGACCAGTAACACCATCAGAACCATCAGCACCAGTAGGACCAGTAGGACCAGTAACACCATCAGAACCATCAGCACCAGTAGGACCAGTAGGACCAGTGTTACCAGTAGGACCAGTAACACCATCAGAACCATCGGCACCAGTGGGACCAGTGATACCATCAGAACCATCGGCACCAGTGGGACCAGTGTTACCAGTAGGTCCAATAGAACCATCTTCACCAGTAGGACCAGTGTTACCAATAGAACCATCTTCACCAGTAGGACCAGTGTTACCAGTAGGACCAGTAACACCATCAGAACCATCGGCACCAGTGGGACCAGTGATACCAGTTGCACCGGCTGGGCCTGCGACTGTAGAGTCGGCACCAGTAGGACCAGTCTCACCCTTAGTTCCTTGATCACCAGTAGGACCAGTGTTACCAGTAGGACCAGCAACAGTAGAAGCGGCACCAGTTGCTCCAGTAGCACCTGTTGCACCTGTTGCACCACCACCCGCACCAGATCCTAGTTCTTGCCATGCGGTTCCATTGAACCCATAGAACTTAGAGTCACCCTCATTGAATACGATCGTACCATCTTGCTTGTTACTTGCATCCAAGAAAATCTCAAAAGCAGTTCCATTATATCGAACAATATCATTGTCCCCAACACCAGTAATCGTGCCGAAGTTTACATTCAGAGCGGACACATCTTCTAGGATGTATTTGTTATCTGTTGTTAGGCCTGGATTGAGAGTAGCATCTTCTTGGATTCCCTGAACCTTGAAGTTAACATCACCAGAATCAACCATGAAGAAGAAGTCACCACTGGTTGCGTCTCTATTCTGTTGTTTTAGAATGTCGATTAATGTAATAGGCACTAGGAAACCACCACTTCTGTTGATCCAAGACTTGCATTATCTGATCTGTAGATGAAATATGTTTCGGAGAATCCAGCACTGTTAGTATGTGCAGTTGCACCACCATGAAGTTTACTAAATCCACCCACAAATCCACCCACCGTGAAACTAGCATCTCCATAACTTGATGGATAGGCATAGTATATGTATTCACCCGCACCTGCGTTAGCCGAGAAACTATAACTTCTATTGTTATCTAAGTTTGAACTCAGTGTTAACAAGTCTGGACCAGTCAATCCAGCGTTACTTGAAACACCATAATAGTTATTGTTTCTAAAAGTTATGCTGTCGGTTGATGTCACAAAACTTCCATCACTACCCGTCGCACCAAGAGTGAATGTTACACTACTATTCTTACTTGCAGGGAATGCTATATTATTAGATGCGACTGATGCAGATCCACTCGACAGATCCACAGGGAATCCAGAGTCGGAAGATGCATTGGTTGTTACATCGGCATCAGCAACCGAAATACTGCCTGGAGTTTGGTATGTTGCAGACAAACTTCTACCAGTGAGACTGTAGTTGCCAGTGCCAATCAGTGCAGTCGAACTACCAGAGATACTGAACGAGTTGATACCAAAGACAAACTCGGAGTCTAGGAAAATATCTTGGGCACGAATGTAATCAAAAGTAACTCCACCATCTTCGAGCAAGACTGGGAACTTTCTACCCCCACCACTCACGGTGTTGATATCATCAAAGTTGATACTATGATCGAGTGAAGTTCCTGTTGCGAATGTGGTATCAAAGAGTCCGTCTCCTGTAGCACCAGTCGCTCCTGTAGCACCAGCGGCGCCAGCGGCGCCAGTTGATCCTGTAGCACCAGCGGCGCCAGTTGCTCCAATAGAACCATCTTCACCAGTAGGACCAGTATTACCAATAGGACCATCTTCACCAGTAGGACCAGTCACACCAGTAGGACCAGCAACAGTAGAAGCGGCACCAGTAGGACCAGTGTTACCAGTAGGTCCAATAGAACCATCTTCACCAGTAGGTCCAGTATTACCAATAGGACCAGTATTACCAATAGGACCAGTCACACCACTAGGACCAGTGTTACCAGTAGGACCAGCAACAGTAGAAGCGGCACCAGTAGGACCAGTGTTACCAGTAGGTCCAATAGAACCATCTTCACCAGTAGGACCAGTATTACCAATAGGACCAGTGTTACCAATAGGACCAGTCACACCACTAGGACCAGTGTTACCAGTAGGAACAGCAACAGTAGAAGCGGCACCAGTAGGACCAGTCACACCAGTAGGACCAGCAACAGTAGAAGCGGCACCAGTAGGACCAGTGTTACCAGTAGGTCCAATAGAACCATCTTCACCAGTAGGTCCAGTATTACCAATAGGACCATCTTCACCAGTAGGACCAGTCACACCTGTGGCACCTGTGGCACCTGTTGAACCAGTGACACCCACATCACCAATAAGGCCTTGTGGACCTTGTGCGCCTACTCCCGATGCTTGTAGAATTTTCACAATCGCAGGCAAGTTTTGTTGACCATTAGGGGAAACTCCCCCTCCAACAGAAATTGCATTGGTACTACTAGTGATGACATTGACGCGAGTCGCTGTCTCATCAACGTTTGTACTACTTGTGATAACTCTAACTTGGGGCATTATCTAGTTACCTCAGCACGAACTTCAAAGCGGCCTTGTAATACTCTAGTGACAACCTCGCCGGCGATTAACTCAATGTCATATAAGTGTCTACCAGAAGGACAGTTTTTCATAGTTTCGGCATCAATGCTAACATAAACTCCACCAGTTGCACCTGTAGCACCTGTGAGTCCTCCATTGGAGGCGTTTAATAACATACCACCTGATCCCACAACACCATCTGGTTCTGTATAAGATCCTGTTGTACCACCACCCTTAACCACACCAGAAGACGTATCTCCTGTTATACCAATCAAAATATCGGTAGCATAAGAAGAACGACGAACCTGCATTCTTCCTTGATATGAGTCTAGATCAATTGCTTCTTCACTATTAGTTTCATACAAAAAATAGAGAACATAGTTCGCACCTTGATCTGCTAAGATGTTAAATTGTCCAGCAGCCATATACTTCTCCTATTATATTGTATATATGCTTTTAGGATCGAGCCTTTTTCTTCTTCTTGTACGTTTTGGTCTTGATTTTAGGAGGATTAACCGACGCTTTCTTCTGTTGCTTCTCCCATTCGGCTCTTTGATTCCTGATTTCCTTGACCTTTTCTTCGTAAAAAGGAAGATTAGACTTGATTCTTTCTATTTGATCAGCAGGAGCCTTGTTTTCCTTGAGGAGTCTTAAGGTTGCTTCATATCCTTCCTCAAACCTGAACATATAGAAAGCGGTAGCAGATAGTTCGTCCAACGCTCTCCAATGATAGCAGTCCTCTGATACGAAAAGAATATCTTGGGGAGGAACTTGTAAGTCTACCGCCATCTTCGCATAGATGTATGCTGTTCTTGGACGATTATTCATACGATACAATCGTGATAGTTCTACCAGAGGCTCAGCACGGATTGGTCTATATTCAAATGACTGTAAGAGATGCTCTGTAACTTCATTGAAAGGTTTGTTTTGAATACCAGCGATCATCGCTCTTCTGAATAGTGAATAGAAGCACTCCTCTTCCCATCCACCCATCTCTACCCTCTTACCATAAGCCTCAAACGACTTCTCCCACTGCTGCGAATCAAAGTAAGATTGAGCGAGGTAGAATTGATACCGTTCGTTTGTTGGTTCGTAGTTTGGATCATCTGGATTGGTAAGAGCAGACAACAGAACTTCTGCGTCTCTACTATACTTTTCTTGTGGTGTGATTCCTACGTTGCGATTGCCCTCGGTTCTGGCGATAACGAAATAGTTACCATTAATTTTATCAACTCTTGTTTGTTCTTTTGGTTTGGCTGGACAGTGGGCATACTCATGAAGCACTCCCTTATACTCCCAACCAATACCCAACTTGAAGATTTGATTCCTCCACCACATAAACTCAGGACGACCAAGACGAATTGAATACGAGTCCGCATCCATCTTCGCAGGATACTTAAAATCACCATCGATGTAGTCATCTGCATCAATCATCCATGCATATTCGGCATCGCTACTCTCTGCGTTTCTTAATGCTTCTGTTCTTGAAGGACCAAAACCTTTCCAGTCAGACTGATGAACAGTGCCAGGAACACCTAACTCATCCATTGTCTTCTTGATTAGATCTTGTGTTCCATCTGTAGAACCAGTATCAGTAATATCATATCGATCGACATACTTTGACATCGATCGAAGACACTCTTCGATAATATGAGTCTCATCTTTTACGATCATACACAGGGTCACTTTTGGTCGGCTCATGATAAATCCTTAATCCATTCTTGTAAATTCACTTGTGGTTCCCAGCCCAAATCTTTGATCTTCTCGATCATCGCTTGGGTGGAAAACACTTCTCCACTTCGCTCATTTATGTAGGTGATATTTTCTGAGATCATATTTGCGATCTCTTTAATCGAGTAACTCACACCAGATCCAACATTATATACTCTGGACGGTATGGTATTTTTCTCGGCGACCAGTATATTTGCATCAACCACATCAGAAACATGAACGAAGTCTCTCCTCTGTTTACCCTCACCAGTCACCGTGAGAGGCAGTCCTTCCTCATTCTGCTTCATGAAGACGCCTAACACTGGAGCATACTGTCCTGTTGTGTGTTGTCGGTTTCCATAGACATTGAAGTAACGCAGAATCGTGGTGTGCAATCCATACAGTTTAGAATACATCCTACACAGATCCTCACCAGCGTACTTGGATGATGCGTATGGATTTAGTGTTGGACATAGTTTAGAACCTTCACTCTGTACCATGTGATCACATTCGTACACTGCCGAGGTAGATGAAAATACAAAGTTTTTCACATTGTTATTTCTTGCTGCCTCTAACAATGTAGCAGTTCCAATCACATTCGTTTCATAACAATGAATAGGATTTAGTATGGCATCCTGAATCCTAACATCAGCAGCCATATGAAACACATAGTCTATGTCTTTCATTATTACATTGACTAAATCAAAATCACAAATATCACCAACCCAATTCTTGGCTGACTCATTCCAATACGCAATAGTACTACCATTTATGTCTAGGCAAGTAACAGCATGACCCTGATCAATCAGACGATCTACTAAGTTACTTCCTATGAAACCTGCTCCACCTGTTACTAACACTCTCACTTGAAGAAGACCTCAATACAAATAACATTTTTATCATTAATCATTATCATACTACCGTCAGATCTTTCTAACTTAGTAAACTGTCCTTGCTTAATATTATCAGTTACTATGTCAGTGAATGTTCTCTTTTCTCCACCCATAAAATGAATTATCTGGGTGCATGTTTTTCCATTACTTGAAATAGTAGACTTAGTTTCTGTTTTCATACCGTTCAGCATTTGTAGTTTTCCAAATAATAATTTAAATCTTCTGGTGTTCCAATTCCCCACATAGAATGAACATAGAAAGGAATAAGTTTCTTGCCGTCTCCGATGAGTTCATTGTAAACTGGAGCAATATAGAATTCGTTGTTCACTCTGATGTTCTTCTCAATCATTTGATCGGCATACTTCACGAAGTCAGATCCCTTGCGATACCAGTAGATACCACAGGTTGCGATGTTCGAGATTGGATTCTTCTCTGCAACTTCAGTGATTATACCACGGGAATTTGTTTTTACAAAAGACCACTTTGGATGCACTGCCTCAAAGGTATAAACGATAGCATCAGCATCGGTCATTTCCTTGAGAGTCTTGAAGTTTTCTGGAGCATATTGAATAAACTGATCTGAGTTTGCGATGAGGAGATCATCATCATTGTCGATATGTTCTCTTGCAAGTAGAGCAGTACAAGCGGCACCCTCTGTTAGTTCATCTACTTCTACGATCTTAAACTTACCATCTGTGATTCTATCAAGAGTAGACTGAAGTCCCACATAAGTTTCAAGATGTTCTTTCCTAACAAGAAAGATATACTCGGCATCAAAATCAAGATTCTCAACCACCGTCTGAATCATTGGTTTACCGTTGACATCAATAAGTGGTTTTGGAAAGGTATATCCTTCTTTGACGAATCGACTTCCTTCACCGGCCATTGGAATCAAAATTTTCATTCACAAACCTCCTATAGTTTTCAAAGGTTACTTCGGTACTGTTCTTGACATGCCAAATGTTGGTGTCGGGAACAACGCTAGATCTTGCTGCTTCTAGTCCCTTCGGACTATCTTCCACAATTATACATTCTGTTGGATGAATGTCAAGTTTCTTCACGGCAAAATTATAGCAGTCAGGATGTGGTTTGTTGTTTTCTACATCCTCATTTGCTACTATAAATTCAAAGAACTCCAACTGTCCTGTTTGTTTCAGCATCTCCGTGGTTGTTTCACGGATTGAGTTGGTAACACAAATAGGTGTTACATTATCAAAGTGCAATGCCATGAACAACTTGATCTTCTCGATCTGTACTTTTGAGTTTTCCCGAATTGTATCAAGTGTGTAGTCTTGTTTTAACTGCCATACTTTCTTACTCTGTTCTTCGTTCAGTCCCAACATCTCAAGTTTTACCTTGGTAGGAAGCCCATTGTATGTGGTAACGTGATCCTCTCTACTGATGGAAGATCCGATCACTTCTTCTAACGCTCGGTTAAGTGCAAGGTAATGCCAGTCACAAGCGTCAACAAGGACACCATCTAGATCAAATAAAATTGCTCGTATCATACCATCATTTCTCTGTCGCTGTTTACATTATATTCGTCGAATAGAGATTTTAATTCCGAAGAGTATTCTAGATTATTCCATTTCCCCTTCACAATTGCAGTAGCAATATAGGGAAAAATATGAGAATCATAATGAAATTGTCCTCGAAGTTTTTCATCTCCCCGAAAGTAAGTGTACCCGATTCCCGTAAGTAGAAATTTACCCTGAATACGGTCTTCCATTTCCCAGATGTTATACCTTTCTCCCTCTACCAATTGTTGAAATTTATCTTTTTTCCATAAAGTAGGTTGTACTGCAAACCGATATGGTCCCCAAGAGTTACGGATCGACGGAGCAACTTCATCCAACATTCCAATTGTTCCGATTAGTTTTATCATCATCGCATCATTGTCTCGAAGATATTGTTCACAACGATCCAACTCCGGCATATTAGGTTCATCATATAAAATCATATCTTCATGGAGATATAAAATCATATCATTTTCAATTTCAGGTAGAATTAATTCTAGTCTCTCCGAGTAAGAATCTTCTTCATCATAGATTATTATGTTTTCATTGGAAACTGTTTCTGTTTCCTTTTCTATAGCAATCCATCTTTCTACATTCGGCATATATTTGTCTAGTTGACCTAGACACATTTTGAGAGCATCATCACAATCACTATGAGTATGAATAAAAATAGAGTAACTCATTTTTTTGTTGCCTCAAAGTAATACTCATTTCGTTTTCCATACATGTCCTCTGTGTGGGTAAATGATACATCTTGATATCCTATTTTTTCTAGGTCGTCAACAACATGTTTAGGATCTCCTATGACTACATTCAGACAGGATGATCCATCATTTTTTCCATAATAGGGTAGGTGCATGGCGAGATCCATAAAGTGAATAGACAAAAGACCCTCTGGTTTTAGCACTCTGTATAGATCTGTTAGAAGGCTAAACCGAACATCATAATTTGAAATGTGCTGGAGGACTTGGTGACTCATGATGAAATCGTATGTATTATCATCGCAAGGTTGTACATCAAATCCGTTATTTTCCCATGTTCTAGACTTTACGTTGGGGTGAGTTTCGGCGATATACTTCCCCGCGAACTTTGCATTTTCGGAACAGATATCAACCCCATCAACTCTGTCGAACTTTGCAAGATCTGCCATGTTCTTTAGATTTCTACCGCAACCACAACCAAAATCTAGTGCTGCTTTTCCTGTCCAGAGTTCTGGATTTGTTTTTACCTTACCGAGAAGATAGTCCCAATAGTTTGGTTCTTTATCGTGTTGCTCATGGTTTGTTTTTTGCATCCCTTCACTATGAGCATCAAATTCGCCTTTTAGAACTTTACAGTAGTTTTCCATTGTCATTGTTTTTTTCCTTCCGTTATAAAATACAATGTTTTCATTTGAATTGCAACCTCTTTTATCAGATCTTCGAGGTTCGTGTTGGGTATCCATCCAAGATGAATACTTGCCTTTTCAAAACTACCAAGAGATGTTTTATTTGTTTCCTTTGTCACTACCTCTTTCTTCAAAGGGTAGTCTCCAGAAAATAAGTTAGGCTTAGAGTCCCAAAGTTTACTCGCGTCTCGATATACGATTTCGTTTTCCGAGTCGAGTGCCTGTTTCACTAGTTCCGACATTTCAAGAACACTTACTTTTACGCCCGTGCAGAGATTATATGTGTCGTTCACATTTTGATTCAAACAAAGTGTAATCATTTTGACCACATCATCCACATGAACATAGTCTCTACTTTGCGTTCCGTCAGAGTGTAGTACGGGACTTTCATTGTTGCAAAACTGCCTAACCAAGTAATTCAAAAGAGGGGGATTTGATCTTTGATGGTCTTGACGAGGACCAAATACATTGAAAAATCTTAGAGTTGCGATTTGCATGTCATAGTTTTTACGAAATGACTCGCATATACTTTCACCCATTAATTTTGTTGACGAATAGAAGAGGGAAGGATTGACTTGCATGTCTTCCGTTAGCATTCCGGTATTGTTTTCGTATACAGCACTAGTGGATGCATAGATGACTTTTTTCACGCCACGTCTTTTGCAGAAATCTAAAATGTTTGCAGTTCCGGTTACGTTTACATCAAACGCCTCTACAAAGTTTTCTTCACAGTCTGGGAGAGATGTGATTGCGGCGAGGTGAATAACTGCGTCAAAATCTACGTCTTCCCATAGATCCACCAATGAATCGGTTATGCTTCTGTCATCCCACTCCCCATACATTTTGTTTCGATCATCAATTAGATTTTCTTTGTATCCGTTTCTAAGATTGTCTAGAAGGTATAAGTTATGATTCTTCAACTCTCTGATTAGAGTAGAACCAATTCCCCCTGCTGCACCTGTTACTAAAATATTCACCGTACAAACTCCTCAATTAGACCTTCGTTCCTGTTTAGATTCACTGCGATTGCAGAAGGATATGGATTGCTTGAGGCAAAGTCATTTACTAGATATCGTTTACAGTGAGGTAGACCCATGATCAATTGGTCATAAAGGATCCCCTTTGATCTCAGTTCGTTTACGGTGGCGCTTCTTTCGCTTTCCGAACGACTAGTCGTAATGATGATCGTTGCAAGATCTCTTTCCTTTAGGTCGTTTAGGTAATCGATATTTTTTTGAATCGGTTTCCCTTGCCCCTGAAGAGGCACATTATACTTTGAAGTGTTAGTAAGAAGGGTTCCATCCAAGTCCGTGAATATGACTTTGTACTGTTCCCGAAATAAATTCCAGTCATCGATTGTTCCATAGTCCTCAAACTCTTTCGTAGGATGACCTTTGAATGTTTCACCGGCAAGCATCATTTCATAAATGATATGACTGACATAACACTCCCCTTCAATAGATGAGAGAGATTCATATGTGCTACAGAACTGTTCAGATGACTCAAACCCATAACCACCAACCGAAAAAGTCGAACTCACTATCCTTTTTTCGATAATGTTTGAAATGGTTTTTGAATTGTCCATCTCAATGTAACTTTTTGAACTCGCGTTGATCTTGCCTTGATCAGAAAGATCCCCATAACTTACAATGTTCTGTGTATCTTCTAGTCTTGTTGTAAAATAACTATCAGAGTCTTTGATGTAAAAGTAACCAGAGACATTTTCTTTTTTGATTGCACGATAAACCGTTTCGGACTGTGAGTTAGTTTGGTCGGGTAACAGGCAAATTCTAGACTTACTATACACTCCAATCTCTTCAAGTTGTCTGTTCAGACCATCGGCGAAACAGTGTTTTTCTTCTTGTTCATCAGTAGCAACAAAAATAATTTGATCAAAGAAATCTAGATTTAGACCGGACAGCGATTCAATCACCATGTATCCGTTTGTTCTAGGGTGTGTCAGCATCCACTTAGGTTTTCCATTAGGAAACCTTGTGGACTTACCTGCCATTGGAACGATAAGTGTTTTCATAATATGGAGTCCTCTTTAATATTTCACTAAACACTTTTCGGTGTTTATCATCGGTAATGTAAGGTTCGATTCTGAGTATATTGAGCGTATCAAAAAAATCAAACCACTCGTTTTCAATCACGTTCTGTTTTCTTTCACACAGACTACACCATATGTATTTCTTTGTCTGATGTAGTCTCAGTGAACTTTTGTTTTGTGTTTTCATCGACCAGTTGTAGTACAGGTCTTGTTTGAGTTTCACAAAATCTAAAATATAAGAGTCTACAAATGTGTCTAGAAAGTCTATAAGCCATAGTTTGTTCTTCGTAAACAGTATATTAGAGAAGGTCAAATCCCCATGACACATACTTTTGGGAAGACTTTGGATATCCAAATCTTCTTGCACGACAAGTAGGTTTTCAAGGATGGAAAAACTCAATCCTGTTTTTTGCATACTGTATATTTTGTTTACGATATTACATCGTGTGGTGTCGCTGCTAGGTCGTGACCTCTTTTCAAAAAAATCAAAGTAACACGATAGGGTATCTACAATCGAATCTAGATCTTGTTTGCTTGCCTTCTCTAGGAAAGAGAAAAAATCAGCACCACCTGCATACTCCATCGAAAACCAACCGATTCCTTTATCGATTACTGTTGGAACTTCTATGTTTTTCAAATCATAATTACGGAAAGACTTTTGCTTTTTGCATTGTGACTCTAGCCTACTTTCATATGGCGGACTACAACTTTTTACAACCACACCATCCAAGAGTCGAACTTGACAACCTGACAATCCATTATGAAACTCTAAATTCATTCCCACTCCGTGTCTAGGGGTTTCATTCTTGCCCACAGACCACACTTTATCAGAAACCATTTTTGCAAAAGTATACCATTGCACACCATGTGAGGTGGATATCTGTGGAGCAGTGTTGCCTGTTCTTCCTTTGGTTTGAAAAGTTCATTCGTTCTATATTCATTCAACTTTGATTCAACCCAACCGCTAGTGATCGTTTTCTGAAACTCGCTATTTGGTTTCATATACTCATGCAATGCTTTATCGTAGAGGTTGCAGAAGTTATCCATGTTTTCTGAACTAGAGTAGTACCACATATCAGCAGGGCCCTCATTGAACAAGTTCCAGTTTGCGACATACAGAAAGTTCATATCTTGCTCGGGGTCAAAGTTGATACATTGACATGCATATGAATTCTCACGACCGGGACCAGAGGTATTCCTATTTATTCTACCTAGATCAAATCTGGACTTGATAACACAGTCGTATCTAAAATTGTGTTCTCTCTCGTACTCTCTTTTTAGTTCTATTGATTTTTGAACCGAGTAAAACTGACTGAGTATTCTTTCGGGACCGACATACCCAAATCCACTTCTTGAATTGACAGTCCAAGATCCGAGTTGTCTGTGTGGATCTATGCTACTTCTATCTACACCATGATTCTTTGCAACAGCATCAAAGTCAATCTGACTTTCTACAATGTATTTTTTAGGCTCATAAAGGTCTATTATTTGTTGCTCGTTGTCTGGTTCCCAGTTGTGAAAGAAAACATCCACACTATGACCATTTTCTTTTTCGGATAGAATATGTTTTTTAATATATTGATATCCATCCATACCTTTAGAAGTAAAATCTTTAAGAGAACTAAAATATCCAGATAAACAAAGTGCTATTTTCATTTGTTTTTAAATACCGTAAACTCTCGCAAGTCTCGGTAGCCTCCCTCTTCGATGAGATCAGGCATATGCTCTGGGTAGTTCTGCATCAGTGCAAGACCATGTGACGCCTGTTGTGGAGTCATATACATGTTCCAACCAAGCATTGTGATATCATCTTCCTTGTATGGTACTGCGTGTCGTCCTTCGTATCGTGCAACACGAAGCCAGTCAACAATATCTTTGTTGTCTGTTAGAACCATACCACCCTTACCAATTGCAAGGTGCTTCTTGATATGAAAAGATAGACACATGTTTGTGCCTTCGATATACATGTTGGAAGTAAGTCGTTTGGCGGAATCATAAATTGGATATGGTTTAAGTTGGTAGATACCTTCCCACTCATCATCAGTAAACTTCACTGTACCACCCGAATGGATGATAGACTGAGGCACTGAAAGATAAGTCTTTGCGGGTATCTCAACCTCACCAACATCAAAATACTTACAACAAAGAAACAGAGCATCGGTGCATGATGTAACCGCAACGGCATACGGCGCACCCGTGTAATCAGCAACTGTCTCCTCAAACATCTCTACAATTTTAAAAGGGTTATGTTTCATCTTTCCATTAGCCAATACTTGATTTGAAATCCGCAACTTTCAAATAGTTTTCTACTTGCTTCGTTTTCAATTTTCACTTTAGCAAAAGAATCTGGGAATCTTTCCATCAGTTCTGTTATTAGAACTTTTCCTACACCTTTACCCTGATAATCAGGATGTACACACACGCGAATGTCATTATCTAAAGACCCCGCAAACCCAGCAGGTTCATCATTGTACAAGGCGACAATGTATTTGGAACGATGCTTCCGCATGTATTTATCCTGTTGATCTTTGGTTATGTTCACGACTTCTATGAATCCATCTTGGACTCTCGGATCACTACGAAGTAATCGTATGAAATCATAATACTTAGGATCATTGTTAACTACTTTCACCATGTCTCACCTCTTACTATGTCCTGTGATGTGTCGAGATAACCTCTCCATAATTCTTTATTCCAAGCACACAGATATCCTCTGTCGCAAGATAGTTTAAAATCTGGATTTAGCGAAGACCCCACATCAATGTAAGTATTATTTGGTGCGACCTCATGTAGTTTATGAATACACATATTACCCAGACTACTGGCAGCAAACAAAAACAAATGACCTTCAGGTTTCGTTTCCCTAACCCACTCTACCATCTCTTCAACTTTGTCTAAATCATTTACAATACAATTCGATCCAACCCTGAAGTCTTTTACAACAGAATCAAAAAGAGAATCGTCTAGACTACACTTTTCATTACACAGAGTAACCATTTTATAACCTTTATATAAAGGTAACATTTCTTCTCGGTAACGTGTGTAGTTTGAGTTGATCAAAACATTAGCGAATGTAACATTGTCCAGACCAGAACCGCTCTCTTCGATCATCCAGTCCCTTGTAGAGAATCCTCCACGATTTTCTGGTGGCATATCACCGTTAGTTATGATACCAATGTAATAGTTTTCTGAACCATACCGAAGTGCATCCCATAACTTTTCAATAACAATCTTATCTCTTTCGGCATGAAAGTTCTTTTGATCTTCTGAGTTGAGATATCCGTGTGAACTAGGACTAAGAGAAAATGATTTACCCTGAAGAACCCAAAGTTCACCATCCGCCCACCTAGAGAAAGCAAAAGGCTCTTTAGTCTTTACACGATTTAGTATTTTATAGAACTCATCCTGAAAACTTTTCATTTAGTATTCCTAAAATTTTCTCGGCGGACTTACCATCCCCAAAGGGACAAGGTTTATTTATTGTAACATCTTTTGTAATCATGTCAACTAGATTAGAAAGATTTTCTGGCTTTTCACAAAGAACACCATGATGTTCCAATACCTCTGGTCGTTCTGTTGTCTCTCGGCAGATAATAATTTTCTTGTTGAAGAACGATCCCTCTTCCTGTAGTCCCCCACTATCTGTAATCAGAAACTTACAGTTTGCAATTCGCTCAACCATCTTGTCATGAGACAAAGGATCAATCACATTTACATTATTCAGTTTATCTACGGCAGTCATAACAACAGGATTGGGATGTCGAATCACTGTGACGTTTTCATCTAGACTGTCCAGTTCTCTCATCCAATCGTCAATGATGTGGTGGTTCTCTCGACGATGAATGGTCACAAGAACTTCGTCACCATAAGACGATTTAACATCAACTAGGTTATCTAGAACAGTATTTCCCACGACATGAATCTCACCACCGACAGAATCACGAAGCAAATGAGTCTTTGCAATCTTAGTAGGACAGAGATGAATATCAGTAATGCGAGAGAGCATCTGTCGGTATCCCTCTTCGGGGTATGGATGTTCAAGATCGTAAGTTCGCAGTCCCGCTTCCAAATGAATCACGGGAACCTTGTGGTTGAAGGCAGACAGACCAACTGCAAGACAAGTCGCAGTATCACCCTGTACCAGAACGGCACTCATTCCATTGAAGTCCATGTTATTCATTACAGAAGAGAAGATCGAATCTAGACGATTGGTTCCTTCAGTGATCTTCAACTTATCATGAAACCAACCACCAGAAATATCTGCGTGTTGTCCAGTGAACAAGACTCGGTAGGGAATCTTACCCTCGAAGGCTTTGATCAGAGGTTTAATTTTTATCCACTCGGGTCGAGTGCCGTAACATAATAAAATAATTTCATTTCTCCACTTCACAGTAACTGATAATCATTAGGAAAATCTTGTTTGAAACACAAAATACCACGTTTAAGGTGATCTAACAAACTATCAATTGTTCCACTACGACCACGAACATGATCTATAAAGTTAAATTTCATCGTATCTGAACAGGTATAATTTATTTTTCTAAAATTAGTTTTATTTAATATAGAGTGAGTTAATATATTTTCACCGAAAGTATTACTAGAAAAATGTTTTTCTTCAATAGTTTTAAGACAATTTTCCATAACCTCACATACAACATCAACTGGTCCAGAAAAATAATAATCGATAAAGTATCCCCCATTATGATTAATCCAACTTATAAAATTTAAAGAATCATAATCTGTGAGGGAAAGTATGCTGGGTATGCCAATGCAGGTATCAGAACGAGATCTAATACCAAAATTATGTCCTCGTTCTTTTAATATTCTAAACCCACTCAGAGTGGTTAACCACTGTATTCCTCCAGTACGTTGCCAAAAAGAAACATCATCGGGCATATCAATTAGATCTAAAGTTATATTTTTATGTGATCTAATATAATCCAATCTATCTTCAGGTTCAGTTTTCCAAGTTGACCATACACACTCATAATCTTTATAGTGTTCGATAATCTCACGATAACAAGGCCTAACCAGTCCAGTTATAACAATTGGTACTTTCATTTGATTAATTTAAATCCATCTGACACACATCTCTTCAAATACTCACCCATCATCGGGACAGCAAAGTTAGCGGTGGCATTTGCATCTCCACCATATTGAACTGCCTTTAGACTACCCCACAACCTTCTGTCTTCAGGTGGATGTGGAGGAACCCAAGTACCCATGTCTGTGTATTTCTGAATCATATGAGAGAAGTGAATATCCTCACCCACCAAGAACGATTCATCAACCGATGGTAGTTCTCTCCAGAATACGGAGAGTAGATCTCTATGGAAGAACCAATTATGTCCTACGATATCAACCTTCTTTACTTCTGTATTATTATTATCCCAACCAAACCTATTCTCACCCAACACACCATAAGTATCGTTTTCAAATATCAATCCAATAGTTCCTAACAAGCCAGGATGAGTTTCATAAGTGTTAACACAGTTTTCAATCCACCTATCGCCTGGAATAGTATCATCATCTATAACACAAACGTAGTCAGTCTTAGCATTAAGAGCATAGGCGAATCTCGCCCAAACCCCATAGTTCTTAGTCGAAACTGCAATATCATGTCCCCCATCAACCAGAGGAGATAAGTCATATCTAAGTTGACTAGTATTCTGCCAATACATGATAGTATCGACTTTGTGTGTTTGATTCTCTACCGCTTCGACTTGTTCTCTAAGAGTATGGTTTCTCTTATAACCATTCAATATAACACTAACTGTTTTCACTGTGTTTTCCTTTTAATATAAATGTCACCCCAAGATGGATTGTTTGGTATATTATCAAAATGGGTGTAGAAGTCTTCTTCAAACTTCTCAATCGGAATAAATGTTTTTTGGTTTATTTCGTTTAAAACATTTTCAGACTGAAAATGATTACCTCTAGGATGATTATGTATATAATATTCAGTAAAGTTCAGAGAACGTAAATATGAAACAACATCTATACTTTTTTGTGGAAATTCTTGAACCCATTCAACAGAAATCAAACAATCAAATTCTTTAGTCAAAGATCTAATAACTTCGGATTCTGTTCCTTCAGTATCAATTTTTATGAAGACTGGTTCTCCGTATTTTTCTATAAGATTATCTATAGATATGCAATCTATCTCACCAATACTAGACCATCTATAAGAACTAAACCTACTCTTCGTCATCCAATCAATCGAGGTCGTTGATAATGTATCTGCATTACCTCTATAAAAAGTTTGAGATCCAGAATTGGGTGAAACGATACCATTAATACAAGTAAAATTATCTTTTTCTTTGAATCTTTCTACCATATATTCACACAGATCTCGGAGTGGTTCTACAGCAATCACATCATAACCTGCTTCAATATACGATTTTGCTACTTCTCCCCTATTTGCGCCAATATCAAAAACTATTTTATCTTTCATTGTGTTTTCCTTTTAATATAAAGTGCATCACCCCATGTATCACCAGCCCAGTTAGTATCTACTCGTTCAAAGTTATACTCAGACAAGAACTGATCAATCTCTTCCACCATAGGACAACCCTCATAAACTTCTGCTCTGTTTACTTCAGAGTAGATGAACTGAATATGAGGTAAAAACTTAGAGGCGCCCTTCATGACTTCTAACTCATAACCCTGAACATCAATGTTCATGAAGTTAAAGTCTTCGGGTACGATCTCATCTTCTTCTGCTAGAATATCAAGGGTGGTAACTTCAACCTCGATACTTTCGTTGAACTTTATATGTGGATATTGTTCTAGATGAATCGAAGGTTTCAATAGAGAGGTAGACATTCCCTTATACAGTTCAGCATTTTGACCTTCAAAATCTGATACGTTCATTTGCATTGTCTTCTCTTCAGATCCAAGAGCGACTTGATACAAAGTAATATCATCATCACGAAAGTCTTCTGTGATTTTTTCAACGTGTTCTGGGACAGGTTCAAACAAAGCAATATTTTTAATACCGCTATTAATATACTGTCTAACCTCTTGTCCGTGGTGCGCACCAATGTGAAGAACACCCCTCACATGCGGATATAGATTCTCAAGATTCATTAACATTATGACTCATCTCCAATAGTTTCACATATTCACTCGCACACTTCTCTAGCGTTAGGTTGTCTAGTATGTATTGTCGCGGATCATACTTAGATTTGTTCAAGACCTTTTCCATGAAGAGTTCGTCTATAAACTCTTCGAGTCGAGAAAGATCAGGACACTTTATTCCACACCTATCATCAAAATACGGCGCTGATGTAGCAGGAAAAGTATGCTGTGGTTGATCATCCCAAACTGGTTTATCAATAACATAACAAGGTAAACCCATAGAAAGAATTTCTTGATAGGCAATACCTTGACTCTCAGTTCCTGTGATCGTGACACAGAATCTAGATCGTCTTGCAACATCAATCAACTGTTCTTCTGTATAACTACCGTAGGTAATAAGTTCATATGAAAGTTCATAAACATCAAGAAGACGAATCAACTCTTGCTTTGTTTCCTCTGATCCTCGCTTAAAGTAGATCAAACAATCATTGTCTTTAGATACCCATCCAGGCGAAAACTTATCAGTATCAATACCAACGGGCCAAACATGAATGTTTACGTTCTCGGTAATTTCAAAAGTTTCATACATGTCCTTCGACCACTGACAGGGAACAAGAACATTCTTGAAGTGATACCACAACTGAGGAATATCTGTAGGAACAACAACGAGATTAGGACCAACCAAAGTATTCTTCGGAAGATCCATAAACCGTGAACCCCATGCAGTCAAGCAACCATTCATATCTGCTTCTTGATTCACAACATAAGGAACGCCTAGTTTGTGTAAACCGTGCATCAGGTTGTATGCTACTTTTCCTGGCCCATTGTTGTTACCACACCCACCGTGAAATAATCCAATCATACCTTTATCCAATCTTCACAATAAATATCTCTCCAACTTTCTTCTGGAGATGTTCCAAGCCATTTCTTCGGAGCAATGATTGTATCGGCATGTGGATTCAAGTATGCTCCCCACCAACTAAAAGAACTGTTCGCCATTATAACATTCTTACACATACTAATCAAGCACATATCTTGAAACTGGTTCATTCCTTCAGAGAAAAAGAACTGTTTGTTATCATCACTAACAAACTTTTCCTTACACCATTCTATGTCATCAGAGAAGATAACATACTTACCAGATCCTATGTTACTAATCGCTTCGTTATAGTAATCCATACCTAACATATTATGCCAACCATTAGACTTAGCATAGTCTGTTCTTCTAACATGAACGGCAGACACTTGAAAATCCCTGTCAAAAGAACTTAGTTTCTCCCAACAGCGTTCGGTGGTTTCTAATGTAAAGGCAAACTCATCTTTTATCTTATCACTACAATGCTCAAAAAACTTAGGAACCTGAAAGTAACCAGACATAGTAATATTATCTGGAACATCAAACACTCTTTCATCATACTTATTTTCATAGTATGCTAACATATTAAATGGTGTAAACCCTGTGCTATCTTTAGCAGAGATATTAAACTCATCCATCAGTTCTAACTTTTCTTTGTGACCGTATGGCTGAGTCGTCTTCGATCTTCTGGCGTTCTCATATGGAATACCATACTCGTAATGATTTTTAGTGGCAATACCAACCAATGCTGCATACTGAAACATCTGATTTGCTAGTCTACCTAAGTATCCTATTTCCTGATTTACAATCATTTATCTACTTTCACATTAGTCCAAGGAATGTTTCTTGGATCATCCTGATAAAACCACGCTCGTCCAAAAGGAACTACCACGTTGAAATCAGACTGAACTTCAGCAGTCGCAACATCACAGTGCCATTTCTTTTCTTGCACCCATTCCTTCATTGAGTCGATACACTTACTCGCATACTCTTCGCTCAGGTAGAGAACGGCATGAAGAGATGTCATGTATGATACCTTTGCAAAGTTATCATCATACACTCGCATCTCTAACGCCCTCGACATTTTAGAAGACGCCGCTCGTTCTTCTGTCGCACTCCATGTTGTCCACCCAAGATAAACTGCGTCTACTTCATCTGGAACATCGATCGTAGGTTTGAATGTATCGTTGAAAGTAACGTCATCTTCCAGAACGAGGAAAGGCGTTCCTCCCTCTAAACCTCTCTCTAGGGTCTTGACATGACTCATACCACAACCAAAGTAATAAGGCTGTGCTTTGATGGCGGAAACTCTCTCTACGTTATTCATACCAAGTCTAGTAAACAACTTTATCATACTGTCTTGTCTGTCAGTACGATCATCTAGATTAATCCAGTATGTCTTGAGTGTCGAGAGATCAAGATGCTTCATAGTTCATTCCAACCTTACCCACTGCGGTTTCGGTGCTACCCCAGAACTGATCTGCATATGGTTCAAAGGGACCATTGTACGGATTGACTTTAGTGTAGTGATTTGGAATGAAGTAGAAACTTGGATAGACTGCCAACTTAATATATGCAAGTTCATGCACCGTCTTGGTTAGGAACACTGGACCAACAGTCTTCCAAGCAGAGAGAGGGCCCTCATGCAAAGTCTGTCCTTCGAGTGTGTGAAGACGATTGACGAGATGATTCATCAACTCACAACCCTTCACACAACCGAGATAACCTGCGGCGATTAGTTGACCACGAATTAGTTCGTTTTCATAACAACTAAAACTATCGTTCTCTAGAAGATAATCATCGAGTGGTCGCTTGCACACACAGTCAGCATCGAGAAAGAACCCACCAAACTTTTGGAGGATTTCATAACGAGCAATATCGCACTTACCATTCCACTCTGGCATGGCGTCGTATTGTTTCTGATTGTGTAGTCCGTTTGGAAAGTGTTCTGCGATTGACTCTTCGTTCCAGAACATATACTCATAGTCTGGATGGGCATCTTTCCATGTGTTCATCAGATGCAGAGGTGCAGGCTTTGGTCCTACCCACAGTTGGTGGATAATCTTTGGGATACTCATAATAAAAAAGACCTTTCAATATTTACTTACGCTTACCTATATGATATTTAGGTATCAATTCCCAGTTCTTCTTTTCAGAGTGGGGTAGAATCTTTAGTTGAGCGAGACTCACTTGTGGTTCGGCATACTCTTCATCATCAATCACCTGAACCAGTCCCCACTCAACCAGAAGTTTTACAATTGTATTTCTTCTACCTATATCAGTATCTGAAATATCACTATCCAACCCATCTAAAGAGAATAATTCTTTGAAGTGAAGTATAGCATACTTTCCTCGCTTATGCAAGATATGACAGGACTGATATAGTTTATTTTCTCTACGAGAAGAAACACCTAGTCTAGTAAGAGTTTCCTTAACCTTTAGGAAGTCGTCTCTTTCCTTGAGAGTAATCTCTACTCCATAACCTTCAAATAAATCTTCGCTTTCCATGTGATCTCTCTCAATGAAATAACCATTATAACTGTTTTATTTAGGGTTTTTCATCTTTTGAGTACCACCAGTATACATTTTAGCCTGCATAGACTCAATGTTCTCATCTGTAAGGATGTCGGCGACATCAATTGCCTTTGTATCTGAGTAACCAAAATACTGCTTGATTACATCAATCTTGTCAACCTTTGTCTTCTTCAACCACGGACTGAACCTTTTCTTCTTCCTAATTCCTAACCGCAGAAAATCAAACTGCATATTCTTGGGTAGCGTATGATAATGATTCATCTCATTAACGAAGTAGATAGTATCAGGGAAGAACGAGAGGCACCGATTAACCACAAAAGGAGGGTACTCCTTTTCAACCGACTCATCGTCAGTCTCCATAAGAGGCTCCTTGCTGTGGTTAATGGCGTTGAGATACTCAGTCAGTTTCACCGACGACTCCCAGAACATGCTCTTGGTTTAGAATAACAAAACCACCAAACGTGCTATACCCATCCTTCTTCGAGAAAAGAACCTTGGTTCCAACCTCAATATCCAGAGGAACTTCCGTTCCATTAGAAAGAACTCTTGGAGAACCAATACTATGCACTACACCAATCCCATGAACTTTACTTTCCTTCTCTTGGTAGATGATACCATTAGTGGTTTCATTCTTAGCAGCCTCCTCTTTGATGGCTACCTTTCCTCTTGTCACATATAAACTACTCATTTGAATTCACACTCCATCATAATTTGAACCAGACACGCAGTCATGTTGATCTCTGTGTCGGCAACGAAAGCAGCCTTGTAAAGATACTCACCACAGATTAGGATCGCCTGCGGAATCGATCCTGGCTTCATGTATTCATACATCGAATCGTAAAGATTACGAATCAAGTCTTCCTGTGAGTTGTCGAGGTTCTCAACCACCCACTTCCGAACCTCAGTGAAGTTCTTTTCCTTCATCGACTTCATCAAAGACTTGACGCGGATCTCGCCGATCTGTGCGAGAATACCTGTATCAATCACACCAGAAACCGAGTAGCGTTGGAGTTCGTTTAGAATCCTACGAATGTCGGGGAAGTGCTTCTTGATAAGTTCAAGCAGAACAGGACGCTCATACTTGACACCCTCTGCCGTGAGGATGGTTTCAATTCGCTCAAGAATACCAACAGCGAGCGTCGGCTTTTCATTGTTAGGAATCTTGAACTCCACCGTAGTGCATCGGGAGTGCAACGGTTGAATGATTCGGTTCTTGTAGTTACAAGTGAGAACGAACCTACAACTGTTAGCAAACTCCTCGATTGCACCACGAAGGGCTGGTTGAATGCTCTGGGCATTGCTGTAGTCAAATTCGTCTAGGATCACAATCTTCTTCTGTCCCGTCATTGAGACAGTGCTTGCGAAGTTACGAATGGTTGTGCGGAGAGTATCGATGTTACCCTCCTCCGAACAGTTGATCAGAATATACTCAAGATCAAGTTCATTACACAACGCTTTGGCCACAGTTGTCTTACCACAACCAGCACCACCAGAAAGCAAAAGGTTCTGAACTTCGCCGTTCTTTACCATTTGCTTAAAGGTGGATTTGATCTCAACTGGAAGAATACAATCATCAATTGTCTGTGGGCGATACTTCTCTACCCACAGATAGTTTTTCACATCGGTCATTATCAATCCTTAGTCAAGCGTTGAAAGTTGAATCGGTTTCCAGTGCAATCCAATACTTGACATCAATGTTTGTATTCGTGAAGGAACTCACAACAGATTCACAGATCTCAACATCATAATCTCCAGGCAGGAGTTTGAGGTTGTCAATCTTGAAGTTGAACTCAAAGTTGGGAGTGTCTCCAAGAACATCACCGACCGCAACAGAGTAGTCGTTTGACGTAGGATCCTTCTTGTCCCGAACAACAGCGAGAATGTTCTCACCATCCATCGAAGTAAACGAAAGGTCGGGAAGTTGAAGAACAGAAGCAGCACGCTGAAGATCAGCGAACACACTCTGAGTCAGACTCAGATGAATCACAGTCTCAGGCATCTGAACCTGCTTGTTGATCGTAGTAAGAAGACTCGGTTCAGAGTAGTAGTAAGTAACTGCTCGTCCACCTTCTCCTGAGATCTTCACGGACTTTTCACCAAACACGCATGTTGGTGAATCAAAAAGTGACAGCGTACCAAGGAACTTGTTCAGATCCCAGATACCAAACTCGACAGGGAAGTCTTCCTGAACCGTTGCTTGTGCCATCACGTTCTTGGCGCCAGTGACCGTGTTGATCACATTGCCAGGACGAACGAGAAGGTTAGAGTTGAGTTGAGAAAAGTTCTTCAGAATCGAAAGTGTTTCTTGCGAAATACTAGTGCTTGTCATAACCATTACAAATAAATCTCCAGTTGGGATGTTCAATCATCATATGAATCAAATTCTAGATACTCATCTAGATCAGTAGAGTCTACCAGACCATGATTCACTTTGTCAATCATAATCTTTGTGTTGTGTCGAGAAGATCTTTTAGCCTGTTTCTTCTGACTGCGGGTGCCATTTTTAGGTCCACTATCCTCTCTATAAGGATTATCTTTTGGGTTACGTCCCATTTATAAACTCCATTTCAATATGTATTATATCTCACTTCACGGAATTGTCAAGTGATAATTTAGATTAAGCCCAGTTAAGTTTAACTTGTGTTGTTTCTCCGGCAGCCATTGTATTCCAAAAGTTGGTTACATCTGTAGAAGATCCAAACCAACGAAGCCTTAAAAGTGTACCTCCGCGGCTGACATTGTTGATTGTAAGTGAAGTAGCATTAAAGTCTGCTCCATCATGAGTCCATGTACTATCCGCTAAAATTAGTCCTCCGGCACTAGTCACAGCACTATCCCACGCCACGGTGTCCGCATAGTCACCAGATGCTTGTATGAGGAGCAACAGTTCAATATAGAGTGTTGATTTTCTAAAAGGGGCATAACCATAAAGTGTATAGTTACTTGCTACATTATCAGTACCAGATATTACCACATTTGTTGCATGAAAACTCGTAGAATTTGCATAAACCAACTCTGCATTAACTTGCACTTTTACAGGAGTAGGAGCAGGAGTAGGAAATAATAACCAATGAGGAGGAGTCATAATGTTGTTGTATACTCCACATTAAAGACAACATCTGTAGCAGAGTTGTTTCCAGTTGTAACAATAGTTAGAGTCGCTCCCGCTGCAACGGAGGTGTTTGCAAAGAACCCTACATAATCTCCGCTTGTAGTAGTTACAGGTGTTTGTGCAACTTGATTGCCAGCATTTTGTAAAGCAGCAGTCACACCACCAGATCCACATCTAATGTAATACCCAGTAATCGTTCGTGCTGTTGAAACATTTGGATCTAGAGTGTAAGTTTTATCTTCGGCAGTTTCAATCTGTCCTGTGTAAGAATCTGTTAGGGTGGTAGGAGCGGCGGTAGACTGGAAGGTTCCATCAGCGAAGGTGATACCACCGCCATCTAGCGAGATGCCAGTACCAGCCTGAAGATATGATCCCGTCTTCAAGTAACTTCCGAAGATACCGTTACCCCATTCACCGAAGGAGATATTACCACCTTGGCCGTTGATATCAAACTTGAGTTGAGAACCGTTCCTAAAGAGTTCATGACCATTGACGGAAACCCGACCATCAGCATGGACATTGCCCGACGAAGTAATTCCACCATCAGCAGAGATACCAGCGACATGAATGATTGCGGTTGGATCTATACCTAGAGTAGATCCAGTTAGAACCATACCTGCACCAGCAGTTACTCCAGATCCAGATGCGGCACTAGACTGGAAGGTTCCATCAGGGAAGGTGATACCAGCGGCATCCATTGAGATACCAGACTCAGTAACAAAAATGGGTTTTGCCTGCACTAGTACCGAGTCTGCATAGAACTGATTTGCACTTGATAGGTAAACAGTTAATGGTTGATGTGTTTTAACACCATCAGGATATCCTAGTTCGAGATATTTGGTCGAGTTAGTGGTGTAGAAATCTATCCCACCACCACCACCGCCATCAAACCGAATAAAACCTGTGTGATCTTTTGCGTGCCACTCGTTGCTCTGTAACTCACCGCTGATATTTACATTACCGCTTGTGGTAATTCCACCATCAGCAGAGATACCAGCGACATTTAGTACCATAGCATCAGTAGTCACATCACCTGTTTCACCATTGAAAGATGTGACGATCGATGTTGCTTCGGTTCCGTCTGGGAAACCAAAATACTCAGAGGCAGATCTCGCTGGAGAATCTACAATGACCTGTACCTTAACTGTCTTTCCACTGCCTGTATCTAAATCTGGAACGACCGCAGTTGGAGTGAATGTAAAAGCAGTTCCATTGTAAGTTACACTATCATAATAGAATGATCTTTCTATATTAAGATCGCTAAATCCAAGCACAACTCTACCACTATTATTTACAGATTGAGAAAGTGTATCTCTAAAATCACCGCCCTCAGAATCGAACTTGTAAATCGAAAGTTGCTGACTGCCACCTGTTGCATGAAGAATCTCTCCGTTCGATGAAGCAATACCTCCAAAGACGCTTGATGTGTAAACATAGTTCGGACCAAACCTTTCTCCAGTAGGACCACTGTCACCAGTCTCGCCCTTGATACCTTGGTCACCTGTAGAACCAGTCTCGCCCTTGATACCTTGATCGCCAGTGGGACCAGTCTCGCCCTTGATACCTTGGTCACCTGTAGAACCAGTTTCACCTTTGATACCTTGATCGCCGGTAGAACCAGTCTCGCCCTTGATACCTTGATCGCCAGTGGGACCAGTTTCACCCTTAGTGCCTTGATCGCCAGTAGGACCAGTTTCGCCTTTGATACCTTGGTCACCTGTAGAACCAGTTTCACCTTTGATACCTTGATCGCCGGTAGAACCAGTCTCGCCCTTGATACCTTGATCGCCAGTGGGACCAGTTTCACCCTTGATACCTTGATCGCCGGTAGAACCAGTCTCGCCCTTGATACCTTGGTCACC